CGTGTGACAGCATGGCGTTCGACCTCGATATGGGTCGGGATCTGTGGTTGAACAAGCAGCGATGGACAAGGTTGGTGAGGGACTATGTCGAGAAAGAGGAACTCCTCCGGTTCATCCAGCGATCAGAGGAGTTGGCTTACGGGCAAGGAGCCAAGGGTGCCTGCACCACCATGTTCGCTCGAAACGTGGAGCGGTACGATAAGCGGCATCGCTGGGGCAATTGCATGCTTGGATTCACGTATCGAGGTAAGGTGGGACGAGAGACTCCCACCATATCTATGCACTCTCGAGTCTCCTACATTGCCTACATCGGTGGACTTGATCTTGCACTTGCCTATGTCTTGGCAAGAACTATCGGTAGACGAGTTGGCGTCGCGCCTGAGGATTTTGCTTTCAGGTGGCATGTAGACGCGCTGCAGTTCCACGGGTTCAAGTCGCTGCCAATGCTGTACAAGACCGCGTACATCAACGACCTCGAGCGCCCAGCACTGCGGAGGGAGTACCCGACCATCAACCTCGTGGGTAAGTGGTACGACAAGATCAAGGAGTACCATGAGGCAGGCATCCACGATAACAAGTACGGTCCGCTCAAGCGAGTGATGAGGAGGTATCGTGAGTACCAGGCTGAGGACTACCTACCCACGGTCACAGTCAAGGATCTGACATGGAAACCTCTCTATCCGTGAACGTCTTCGAGTACATGGACGACGCGATCATCGAGAGCCTCGAGTATCTCACCAAGTTTGGTGAGGAGGTAGATGTGGGTAGATGGCAAGGCGTGTCGACCATCGGTCACCCCGACCTCGTGACTCGAGAGGTCATCAATCTGCAGTGGTCAGCGCAGATGCCCGAGTCCATGGAGGAGGCGCAGGAACTGATCATGCCCAATCTCCCGTGGGCGGAGGATCACTTCCAGGAACGAGTCAGCCGCGAACCATCGAACCCTGGGGTGCAGTACAAGAACTGGCCGCACTGGCGCGAGCAGGAACGCGACACCATGCTCGACGGCAAGTTCACCCACACCTACCAGGAGCGATTCTGGCCTACGCGCATACGACCCGCACCGTTCGGGGTTCGCTATCGCTATGGAGATCTGGATGACCTGGTGGGCCATCTATCTGAGAACCCACTCTCGAGGCAGGCTACATTACCGATCTTCTTTCCCGAAGACACAGGAGCAGTTCATGGTGGACGTGTGCCCTGCACCCTACACTACCACTTCCTCCGACGGAACAACCGCCTTCATCTGTGGTACCCCATCCGTTCGTGTGACGCCATTCGGCACTTCCGTGACGACATATACATGGCTGTACGTCTTGCCCACTGGGTCCTTGATCGTCTCTACAACCATGATAGTGACTGGCGCGGGTGCGAGGTGGGCTACCTGAACTTCAACGCCTACAGCTTCCACGTACACAAGGGGGATCTTCGTGGGTGAGATGGTGAGCTTCCCAGAGATCGGGCGTGACATCCTCCGCCGAGATGTCTTCATGCACATCGCGGTACAGCTCTCGCGCCTCGGCACTTGCCCCCGCAAGGCGGTGGGTGCTATCCTCATACGCGACGGCCGTGCAATCAGTTGGGGCTACAACGGTGCCCCGCCAGGGACACCCCATTGTGAGGAGAACAATCACGGGTGGGAACTGAAGGCTGGCGTCACTGACGACCAAGAAACGAAGCACCTATACGAAGACGAGATGCTCCGCGAGATGGGGTGTCGCAACGCAACTCACGCAGAAGCGAATGCCCTTGCGTTCGCAGCGAAACAGGGGATCTCTACAGACGGGTGCACGCTGTTTGTGACTGTCGCACCGTGCGACGTATGCAGCAAGTTGCTAATCGCTGCAGGGATCCGGCGTGTATATTACGAAGAGGAGTACCGCGATCCCGCCGGCGTAGAGCTCCTCAAGCTTGCAGGCATCGGCGCCGTCCAGCAGGAGTTCCATGCGTAGAGTAGCCTGGTTCTGCGTCGTGATCGACACGGAGGATGAAGAGGTAGCGAATCGTTGGCTGACCACGGTGAACACAGCGCTGGACACCTTCGCGCACCAAGCAGCTGACATCTGCCAGGGTAAGCTCAGTATCGTTGAGGTCGAGGCAGGCCAGTCGATACCAGTGGATGGTCATGGCGTATAAGTCACCACTCGACAAGCTGATGGACCACGACTGCGAGCGCTGCTCACTCGCTGAGACCACAGAGCGTGTGTGCGTCGGTGGTTCAGGCAGTGTCAAGTCGAGAGTAATGATAATCGGGGAGGCTCCGGGTGAGGCAGAATCAACAACTGGGCGTGTTTTCAGTGGACGAGCTGGAGTTCTCCTTGATCGGCTGTTGGAAGAGGCGGGTCTTGATAGGGATGCCTGTTATGTTACCAACGTCGTCAAATGCCGTCCGCCTGACAACCGTCGTCCGGATCGGGTCGAGTTCGAGGCTTGTCGAGTTTACCTCGAACGTGAGGCTCGTGCAGTCAAGCCCAAGTGGGTACTACTACTTGGCAACGCTGCCCTACAGGCGGTGGCTAGGAAATCGGGTATTACTAAGCAGCGAGGAGTTAGGCTCAAGATCAAGGACCCTGTGTGGGCGCATCGCCAGGTCATGGCTACGTTCCATCCGGCGTATATTCTCCGCAATCCGGGGCAGCATTCGACGCTAGCCGAGGACGTGAAGCGCTTCGCCCGAATGATGAAGGGCGAGTTCCAGGTCGTGCCAGTGAGGAGCAAGTATGTCAATACCATCGACGGGGTCAACTGGCTTACCAGACGAGTTAGAGCACTCCCCCCAGGAAGCGAAGTTGCCTACGACGTGGAAAATCGCAATCGACCGTGGGAGAAGGAGTGGGGCATTGTCTGCTTGGGAATCTCTTGGGATGGACGAACCACCTACGTCGTCCCCCTCTACCATCCCCAGTCCCCCTTCCGCAAGAAGTGGATACCAGTGCTACAGCATCTTGGGCGTGCGCTTCGCCGTCCGGACCTCAAGCTAGTAGCGCAGAACGGTAAGCATGACAACCAGCAGCTAGCGGGTGCGGGGGTATTCCACGAGCAACGGTTCGACATCATGCTGGCTGCGCACCTGCTAGACGAAAACCGCCCGAAGAACCTCGGCTTCTTATCCCAGTCAGTACTCGGGGCTGACGTCTACAAGGGGATGGTCGAACTCAAGCCTGACAAGATCATGCAGGAACCCCTACGGAAGATCTGTACGTACAACGGTAATGATGTGGGCTACACACATCAGATCTACCCACGGCTGCGTGAGGAACTCGTCGCGCAACCGAGGCTGACACGCCTATTCGCCAAGCTCATGATGCCTGCCTCGCACACGATCCAGCAAGTCGAGGCAGCAGGTATGTATGTGGACAAGAAGCGATTGTTCCACAGGATGGCAATCCTACAGGAGGAGATAAACGAACGCAAGGAGGTGCTTCGTGAGAATCTTCCAAAGGCATGGCGAGAGGACTTCAACTTCAATAGCACACAGCAGCTTGGGCGATGGCTTTTCTCTCGAAAGGGGCTTGGGCTTTCCCCACTTGAGACGACAGCATCGGGTCGCCCTTCGACGAAGGAAGCGGTTCTACTCCACTACCACGACCATCCGGCCGTACGGGCCCTTCTCGAATATAGGACGCTCCAACTGAAATGGATGAACACCTACTTATTACCATGGGGTACGAGGTTGGATTCGCGAAGCAGGCTCCACACAACCTACAAGTTGTACGGCACAGTGACTGGACGATTGTCTGGAGACCTGCAGCAGGTACCGAGGGACTCGTTTATACGTGGTGTGATCGGTGCTCCTCCGGGATGGTTGTTTGTCCAGGCGGACTACTCCCAGATCGAGTTACGCATAGCTGCCCACATCGCCAAGGAGAGGAGGATGCGACGAGCATTCCTCACAAAGCAAGACTTGCATCTCGTCACCGCGTCCTCTCTTACTGGGAAATCGCCGACGATGGTGACGAAGGAGGAGAGGAAGAGAGCTAAGGCTGTGAACTTCGGGTTCCTGTACGGCATGTACCCAAAGAAGTTCCAGAGCTATGCGTTCGAGAACTACGAAGTAGAGGTAACGATGGCGGAGGCTGAGCTCGCCCGCGCCAAGTACTTCAGCATGTTCCCCGACCTGGAGGGCTGGCATGATCGGCAGAAGCGTGTTGCCCACAATTACCACAGGGTCGTGTCCCCCCTTGGGAGAGTACGTCATCTACCGGACATCCTTTCCTCCGATAACGGTGTGCGTATGGAGGCCGAGAGGCAAGCGATCAACTCACCGGTACAAGCCACTGCATCAGATCTCATGCTCTTCTCCATGGTTCAACTGCAGCCTCAACTTGACCCCCGTAACGCATTCCTTGTCGGTACGCTGCACGATGCTATCTTTCTCCAGGTCCGTGAAGATTCAGTTGACGAGATAGCCACTGTGGTCAAGGACGTGATGGAGAACTTGCCCCTAAAGAAGACGTTCGGTCTCGAGCTCAGCATCCCCATCGAGGTAGATGTGGAGTACGATCAGTACTGGACAGGTACGCCAGACGCGAGTGGGCTAGGAATCGAGGATGGTGTATAATGACTAACATGAAACTACTAATGTCACCCGCCGAGGTCAGCCGTATCGTAGGAGTGCAGCCGAGAACGGTTGCTCGGTGGTGTCGAGAGGAGAAGATTGAGGCACTCAAGGTCGGCCGTGTGTGGCGCATCCACCGACTCACGGTGAAGAGACTCGTGAAGCGGGGTATCTGATGCCGGGGATGAATCAGTCGCGGATCAAGATGTTCCGTCGGTGTCAGAAGCAGTACTCCTTTCGCTATGACTACGCGGAGGATGGGCTGGAGCTCGTACCGAAACGAGCGAAGGTGCAGCTCCGACGAGGCACGTGGCTGCACGCTCTGCAGCAAGCGCACAATCAGGAGTGGGCCATCGACAGCGGCTTCAAGATCAAGGACTTCGTCCCTTGGCAGGAGGTACACGCTGCGTTCTGGGACGAGTACGACGGACTGTTCGACGAGGAGAAGGAGGAGTATGGCGATCTGCCTACGGAATGCTATCGCCTCTTCAAGGGGTACCTGCGATTCTGGAAGGACGAGGCAGAGCAGTATTCCGTCGCTGCGCTCCACAATGGAAAACCCGCTATCGAGTTCCTCGTCGAATATGCACTACCCAAGGTCGGCAAGGAGTTCCCGTTCAAGGGACGCCTTGACCTTATGGTTGAAGATCAGGAATACGGGGGTCTATGGATCCGTGACGCGAAGTGGGTAAAGAACATCCCAGACGACGAGGAACGGATGATGAGCCCCCAGAACTGCATGTACGTGTGGGCGTGCAGGAAGATGGGTTACGACGTGCGGGGGTTTATCTACGACTACGGTCGAACGAAGCCTCCAGCGATCCCGCAAATTCTCAAGCGCGGTACCCTGTCGATGAGGCAGCGCATGGATACCGACTACTACACCTATCTGTGGGCGATCAAGCAACTACACGGGGACATGTGGAAGGACTACGCCAAGGCGTACTACAAGCAGAAGCTATTGGACCTCAAGCATCGTGATGTGCTGTGGTACAGACGTGAGCGTATCCCCGTCGAGGATCACAAGATCAGGCAGGCGTTGCTCGAGTTCGTGGTATCTGTGAGAGACATCCAACGCCGCAGCAAGTATGCACCTCGCAGCTACTTCTACAACTGCCGCTGGGGGTGCGAGTACCACAGTCCATGCGTCGCAGAGTTCGCAGGCCTCGACATAGATCCGATCCTCGAGGCAGACTACACAACAGAGGATGAGAGATATGCCCCGGAACCGGACCTCCTCGCGGACTAACCGTTCTGAAGTCACAGCGAGGGTACGTAAGAAGATCCACAAAGCAAGTGAGCTCTCACAGAATCAGAACTTCCTCGTGTACGGCGACTCAGGTACGGGGAAGACTCGGTTCACAGCGACAGCACCGAAGATCCTCATGCTCGACGTGAACGACAAGGGCCACGACTCAGTGAGGAGGGACATCAATCCGGACTTCATTCAGGTCGAGTACTGGCGTGAGATCAACGACATCTACTGGTTCTTACAGGAGGGGGACCACGACTATGAATCCGTTGGCATTGACACTGTATCTAACCTACAAAATATCTGCATGGACTTCGTCATGGGAGACGAGGTTGCTCGGGACGCATCTCGTGATCCCGATATGCCTAGCCGTCAGGCTTGGGGCAAGGTGGGTAAGCTCATGCGTACCCAGATCATCAACTACCGCAACCTTCCCATCAACACCATCTTCGTTGCTCAGCTCCGCGCCAAGCAGACAGGCGACGACGAAGACGAAGAGTCCGAGATAGTCTACGGTCCCGAGGTATCGCCGTCAATCGAGAAGACACTCAAGGCTGC